TAAGGACGCATCCGCGCGTTTCTGACCACACTCGTCCATTTGAGGACGTCAAGAGATTCATTCAGACTGCGTTAGTGTGCAACGCGAACATTGCCAATGATCTCAATTTCGGAAAAGGCAATGAAATATACACTACTACCCTCGTCCTGGTCATGTTTGATTGGCTGGCGACACGGGCTCATTACTCGGAGAAACGTGATGGGCCCCAAGAGTGGGGTTTTTAAAGCCCCCTGCACGCGCAACAGAACGTAGATACCAATACGGCTACAGAGTCGACGAAGTCCTTCTTCCCAAGTTAAATTGGAGGTCGAGACCGGATGTTGGGATCACTATGATTAGAAAGAAAGACTACAGCATGCGATCATGCGAGGCTGTCTCATTGCCTAATGAGATAGTCGGCTGTGCTCAACCTCGGCCTGATCGTGGTGACAATCTATCTTCTGTGCAGGGTGGCAAGAAACGGTTGCTGAATAGCCGTCCCGTTCTTAACAAGTTGAGACTCGAGCGCCTCTCGGAATTCGTAAAGAAGTGGCTGCAAGAGAACTTGGTACCTCTCGAAAGAGAGGATATCACCTCGCCCGACGAGTGGATCGAGACGTGCAATCAGCCGGAGTCAAGAAGAAAAGAATACAGGGAGGCCCTGGCAGCTTACCGCGACGGTGGTGTACCGTATCACAAGGTAAGAGAAATTAAAACATTCACTAAAGGTGAATCCTATCCGGAGTATAAATATCCTCGTTTAATAAACGCACGCTCGGATTACGCAAAAGTTTTGATTGGGCCTTTTTTCAAAGCTATTGAGAAGAAACTCTTTAGCTTGCCGTGGTACATTAAGAAGATTCCTAGGGCTCAATGGCCCGCCTACATTCGAGATAGATGTGGTCGCCTGGGAGTCAAATGCATTGCAACTGATTATAGCAGCTTCGAGTCGTCTTTTACGCCCGAAGTTATGGAGCATCTTGAGATGGTGCTTTACGAGTATATGATGGGGAAGTGTGCTTCCGAATTTGAAGTGGAATTCGTCAGAGACCTAATGGGCATCAACAAATTGTCTTCTGCTGGCTTCAGCATGAAGTGTGTTGGTCGCCGTATGTCTGGCGAGATGAATACTTCTCTCGGAAACGGATTTTCAAATCTAATGCTCATGCTTTTTGTACTCTCTGAGTTAGGTTGTACTGATATTTCCGGAGTTGTTGAAGGCGACGACGGTCTTTTTGTATTTAACGGGCCTGTTCCCAGCTCTGCTGACTTCCGCTCCTTGGGGATGGAGATTAAGTTGGATGAGCACCGCAATTACAACGAGGCATCATTTTGTGGTGTCGTGTTTGCGGAGGGGGTTGGAGATAACCTCATGAATCCTCTCACGGTTCTATGTAACCAAACCTGGGTTAGCAGAGACTATGCTACCGCCACCGATCGCACTCTTCGGAGCTTGCAGATCGTCAAGGCGCTAAGCACTCTGGCTCAACTCCCGGGCTGTCCTATTGTACAGGAAGTTGCCAAGTGGCAACTCCGGACAGCGGGTTACGAACCGAAAGAGAAGAACCAAATTCTCAAGTGGGCCCTTTCCCAACGGAACACCGGATGGTGGACTAGAAAGGTCCTTGAAGACGTGGAGGCCAGCACATTGGACCCGCGCCCAGTTGATTATCGCTCCCGCCTACTTGTTGAGAGCAAGTACGGTTTTTCCGTGGAAGCGCAATTGCAACTGGAGTCACTCTTCGAAAACTCAGACGGCAATGTCGATTTGAGTGACTGCTCCTATATACCAGCGTTTAATCGCGCGGTGTATGACAAGTTTGTGCGCAGTGTCGTGCCGCGTCAGGAGTCCATAATGAAAGAATTCGAGCATTCAGCGGTTGTTCCG